CTGCCTTGAATCACTAGCTCCCACTGACACCCTACTAAATTAGTAGGTGTCTAAACTAAGGGGTTGCGGGAAACCAAAACCCCTTCTATATTAAATGAACCCTAACAAGGAAAACTCATGCCAGCAACAATGAAACATAACTTTGCAAATGTGATGCCTCCCCAGATAGAAAGGTCAAAATTCATTAGACCTACTGGCACATTAACCGCATTCGATGCCGGTCAACTCATTCCAGTCTATATTGATGAAATTCTCCCAGGTGACACGGTAGATATTCAAGGCAATTTTCTTTGCCGTCTTCAATCTCTTATTAATCCAGTATTTGCAAATATGTATCTGGATGTTCATTTCTTCTTTTGTCCCAGTCGTATTTTAATGGCGAACTGGGAAAAGTTAAACGGCGCTTCTGATGACGCAGGGGCTCAAACTACAGATTTCCTTGTACCTGTTGTTGATTTCTCTGAAAATCCGATAGATGAAAATACTCTAGGCGATTATTTCGGGCTGCCAACACAAACTGTAATACCATTAGACGATTGTCCTAATGCATTACCTTTTCGCATGTATAACAAAATTTACAAGGAATGGTACAAAGACCAAAATTTGCAAGATGATCCGCCGATACATACCGATGACGGACCGGACCCATATACATCTTATGATATCCAATTAAGGAATAAAAAAAAGGATTATTTCACTTCTGCTTTGCCATACCCGCAAAAAGGCGATAGCGTATCTATACCTTTAGGTACCACCGCACCTGTAATTGGTGATGGTGTATCCGTGGGATTTGATGTCGGATCAGGTGCAACTCGTTGGTTATCTCGGTATGCGGGAACCTCAAATTCGACTCTACGCATTGGTGACGCATCTGGAAGTGCCGGTTCTGCAACAACTGGAACCTTTTCTGCTGTTACTGGATTTGTAGGACTTTCTCAAGACCCCGATGAATCTCATGTATTTGCTGATTTATCAGATGCATCTGCAATCACTATCAATGCTCTACGCGAAGCCATCGCAATGCAACAAATGCTCGAACGCGATGCGCGTGGCGGTACTCGATACACCGAAATACTTGCTGCTCACTTTGGCGTATCTGTGCCAGATTACCGCCTTCAAAGGACTGAATACCTTGGCGGTATGTCCGAACGAATTGAAGTTCGCGCAACTACCCAAACTTCTGCTTCCGAAGTAGGAACAACTCCTCAAGGTAATCAAGCTGCTTATTCGGTTACATTCGGAAAAAATCGTGTAAAACATTCATTTGTAGAGCATGGCTTTATTATGGCCATTGCCTCAACACGTCATGACTTACAATATCAACAAGGTATGCGGCGCATGTGGTCACGTCGAACACGGGAAGACCACTATGACCCAATCTTTGCGCATCTCGGTGAGCAAGCAATTCTCCGAAAGGAGTTATATGTTACCAATAATGAGGCAAATAATAATCTTGTCTTTGGCTATCAAGAAAGGCACTCTGACTATCGTTATTTCCCTTCAATGATTACAAGCCAATTCCGAAACAATTATCCATCTGGCACTATGGCGTCTTGGCACCTCGGTGAATATTTTGCTTCCGCTCCTGTTCTAAACGCTGCATTTATCGCTGAAACTCCAGACATGGACCGTATTCTAGCAGTTACTGGCGAAAAACAATTCATGTTGGACGCCTACTTTCATGTAGAGCACTATCGCCCTATTCCTATCTTCTCCACCCCTGGCCTGGACCGTATCTAACAAGATACGTACCATGAATGTTACCGTAACATACGTGTTACGGTAACTTATAAAGGACCGTCATGTTGAAGTTACTCGTATTAATCTTGTTACTGTCACACGTATGTTACGGGCTCGAACCTGTTACTACTGCTGCCGCTGCCGCTGCTGTTCCCCAAATTGGTGCCTGGGGTCTTGCTGGCGCATCCGCTCTTGGCGCTGGCCTTACCTCTGCGTTTAATTGGTTCTCTGCTCGAAAATCTGAACAATTCTCAGAACGAATGTCTAATACTGCGCATCAACGTGAAGTCGCTGACCTTAGAGCCGCAAATCTGAACCCTCTATTGTCCGCAGGTGGCAAAGGTGCGTCAAGTCCTCAAGGTTCTTCTGCATCTGCTGGTAACTTCGAAGCAATACAGTCGGCCATGGCTGCTGCACAAATCGGTAAAACCAAAGCTGAAACACGTATGTTAGATACTCAAGCCACAATGCTTGAAGACGAATGGGCGCATGTTGCTGGCTCCGTTGATAGGCAAATGGCTATTCGCGGGAAACTACTTCAACAAATAAATGATGGGCAATTATCAGGCCAAAACCTTCGTAACGCTGAAGAAACGCTTAAACTTATTGAAGCACAAATTAAAGAAACCAATGCTAGGGGTCGGTCATCTAATGCTAAGTCGTATCGTGATGAAGTAATAAATAAACCCTTTGAATGGGGAAAAAATGTTATAGATTATGGAACTAATGCCGCTAAAGGGGTATATGAAAAGTTCCGAAAAGAAGAACCATATTTCGATAACAAAAAGCGCTGGAAGGCGCCTGAATGGAGGTGATAAAAATTGTACAGAAAACCAATGGGACGAAAACAAGCAAACCGTACCTTTCGGTCGGGCCAGAAGGTACACTCCAAAAACTCTGTAAACGTATCTCGTGGCGGTATACGACTTTAAACACGAAAGGAAGGCTCCGCAAGGGGCCTTTTTAATATGGCCTGTTACTATCCGATGAAAATGTATAGGTCTCCATCTGGACCTAATCCTAATGGAAAATGGCCTTTAGTATCAACTATAAAAGGAGACGGTGCAGCAATCACGATTCCATGTGGACGATGTATAGGCTGCCGGCTCGAAAGGTCTCGTCAATGGGCTATTAGATGCATTAATGAAGCACAACTACATGAGGAAAACGCATTCATAACTCTAACTTATAATGACGAAAAAATAGTATACGGAAAAAATGAAACCGGTACACTTGTTCCAGCAGACTTACAACTATTTTGGAAAAGACTAAGAAAGGAATTAGATAAAAATGGCAAACGAATTAGATATTTCGCATGTGGTGAATATGGCGATACAACTAACCGCCCTCACTATCACGCCTGTCTGTTTGGCTATGATTTCCCAGATAAAAAACCTTACAGCAAAAATGAAAACGGCGATATACTGTATTCTACTGATATGCTTACTAACATATGGGGCAATGGTCTGTGTTATACTGGCTCTGTTAGCTTCGAAAGCGCGGCATATGTAGCGCGCTATATAATGGGCAAAAAACTTGGACGCGAAAAAGACTATTATAATATAAACGGAATTCAACCCGAATTCGTTACAATGTCTAGACGTCCTGGAATAGGCTCTAAATGGTATGATAAATATAAAAACGATGTTATAACAAACGATATACAAATAGTAAGAGGCCATGAAACAAGGCCGCCTAAATTTTACGATAAATTACTGGAAAAAGAAAATCCAGAGCAATATAAAGTAAATAAAACAAAAAGGCTTGAATATCAATTCAAAAGCCGTTCTGAAATAATGACAATACTTAAAACAAAATCAAAAACAATTTCACTTTCTCATTACAAAAACAATCTAATCAAAAACAAAGAGAAGGTGAAAATCCAGAAAATAATAAAATTAAAACGGAATCTCGAATAGTAATCTATTCGGGATTCGTCGGCCTAGTCAATCTCAATCGAGTTAACAGCATACGTGCCGACTTAATAGGCAAATAGCGGGGGTCATGCCAGCGTAACGCTGGCGTTACCCTCGCGTACGATGACACAACGTGTCTAAAAAAACTTCTGAGCGAAGCGAAGACTAAATCTGTTTTCAAAGGGGTGCAGGGGCGAAGCCCCTGCTTCGGTAAAAACCGATAAACTAAAAAACATTAACCGTATGTTAAATAAAGGTAAAATGTAAAAATAGATGAAAAAACATCTAAAAAACACTTGCAAAAATGCAATGAAAACAGTACTATATAAACACGTGAATGTTTCACGTGAAACAAAGGCATAAAATGCACAAACAATACTTCGTAATACTCGATAATGAAACACTTGTCGCGCACAATCTCTTAAGCTTCGAAACCGAAGTCGAAGCAAAACGCGCGGTAGTCTCTGCGCTCCGTAAACCAGAAACCATATACGCTCAATTCCCAGAAAAGTTTAGTTTCTGGTATGTCGGCTATATGCAAGGCATGGACTTTCGTCCCGACTCAAGACAACTCCATTCTACCCTTACCAGCCTTTTAGAGGCTGTAATGGAAGGCAAATAACAATGGAAAGAATCGTTAAAAATCGCTTCTCGGATGTCGTTACGAAAGGTCTCGAAACGGGCGACAAAACCAAGACCCAACAACAATTCAAGGATTCAGCCGATATCAATCAAATCGTGAAACGCTTCAAAAAAACCGGAGTGCTGCAAAGCACGATTGGCAGCGTTCACGCAAAAAGACCTCCCGTATTCGGTGAATACCCCTACAAAGATTTCGTCGAAATGTACGAGCATGTAACTCTTGCAAAAGAGCAATTTGCTCAATTACCCGCTTCAGTTCGAAAACGCTTCGACAATAATCCAGCAAATCTCATTCGATTTGTCGAAGACGCACAAACAAATCCCAAGAGCCTCAAAGAAGCCCTAAAACTCGGCATCATGCAGCTACCGGAAGGTTATGAGCTGGATAAAGCCGGCAATATCACTCAACAAATGGAAGCGGACCTAAGCGCTCCGAAGGCTGACCCTGAAGCAAATCCGGGCTTCAATAAGCCCTAGGGAACTATACTCCCTTGATGTAATAGTTCCCACTGACACCCTACTAAACTAGTATGGTGTCTATCTAGGGTTACAGGTGCTTCGGTGGAGAGGCCCGAAGCTAAGTCAGAGGTTAAAAAGGGGACTCCCAGCCTGTAATCTTTTTATATTAAACATGGCACGAAAGGAGTAAAATCATGCCAGCAACAATGAAACACGACTTTGCAAAAGTGATGCCACCACAAATCGAACGTTCAAAATTCGTTCGGCCTACTGGTACACTAACCGCATTCGATGCGGGTCAACTCATTCCAGTCTATATTGATGAAATTCTTCCAGGTGACACGGTAGATATTCAAGGCAATTTTCTTTGCCGTTTTCAATCTCTTATTCATCCAGTATTTGCCAATATGTATCTGGATGTGCATTTCTTCTTTTGTCCCTCTCGTCTTCTTATGGCAAACTGGGAAAAGCTTAATGGCGCATCTGATGACGCTGGGGCTCAAACTACAGATTTTCTCGTACCTGTTGTTGATTTCTCTGAAAATCCGATTGATGAAAATACCCTAGGTGATTATTTCGGGCTGCCAACACAAACTGTAATACCATTAGATGATTGTCCTAATGCATTACCTTTTCGCATGTACAACAAAATTTACAAGGAATGGTACAAAGACCAAAACTTGCAAGATGATCCGCCGATACATACCGATGACGGACCGGACCCATATACATCTTATGATATCCAATTAAGAAACAAGAAAAAAGACTACTTTACTTCTGCTCTTCCATATCCACAAAAGGGCGATTCAGTATCAATTCCGCTCGGTACTACTGTACCAGTAATTGGTGACGGGTATGGTATGGGCTTTATTGGACGTAACGGCTCAGGTACTGCTTATCTTACACAAAATGATGATACAGGCATTCAAAATATGCTTGGATTGTCAACAACAGCAAATCCAGCTGGTACTGCTGCAACAATGGCTGCTGGTGCTGGTGATTACATATTAGGACTTCATACAAATCCGACTGCAACTCATGTGTTCGCAGACATTTCATCGTCTTCTGCAATTACTATCAACGCGCTTCGTGAAGCAATCACAATGCAGCAAATGCTTGAGCGTGACGCTCGTGGCGGTACACGGTATACTGAGATACTCGCCGCTCATTTTGGCGTATCTGTCCCTGATTACCGCCTTCAAAGGACTGAATACCTTG